GACAATGGGTTTCTCGTTGGCGGTGTTGTTGCGCTCGGCTTCGCTGGGGCGCTTCTGCAGCCCGTACTCACGCTGGGTGTGCAGGCTGGTGTCAGCCCCGATGTAGACCTGCCGGCGGGCCAAGTTCAGCAGCGACGCAATGCTGTTGGTGAGGTCGGCGGTATCAAGGTCTTGGGCGCGGGTGGCGAGATCCTGCTGGCCGGAGACGGTTTGCGAGCGAGAGATGCTGCGCTTGGTGATCGTCTTGGAGATACCGCTAACGGCGTCGGTTTCGTATTCGACGACCACCGTGGAATCCAGTTCAGCAGCAATGGTGTCGAACTCTTCCAGCGAACCGGTGTCGTCGATGTAAGTGTCGATGTTGAGGCTGCCGGCTAGCTCCAGCTCGGAGAAGTAGTTGTAGGTGGTCTGCGACTTCACCACATCGGCACCCTCTGGCACATCGGTTTTGCAGAGGTTGGCAAGCACGGTGTGCTCTTCTGCTGCGCTGCTCAGGGCCGCTTTGATCTCAGTGACGCCGCCACCAACCAGCTGCACCGACAGCAGATTGACGTTGTTAGCAGGGGCTGCAGCCTTTTCGTACTCAATCACCTCCCGCACCAACTTGGCGGTGGGCAGGTTCCACGGGCTGCCGCTGCGCAGGGCATCACTGGCCCAGCGGTTGTTGGTTTCTGCTGAGGAAACCAGATTCAGCGAGATCGACTCGATCTTGCGGTCCCACACGTCGTAGCGCGTGGCCGTGAAGCTATTGGGGTAGAAAACATCGCTGTCGGTGACGGTGGCACCGGCGTCGTTGGTGTAGCTGACGCTGACTTCCGAGGGCGCCCCGAAGACTTCCTCAATTTCCCAACTGCGCTTGAGGTAGCCGTCGCCATACAACTGGTCTGGCGGCAGCAGGCGCAGGCTGCTGAAGCGGACCACCACGCTCTCGCCGGGCAGGTCACCGACGCCGATGGGGCCAAGGTCCACCACATCAGCCGGGGTGATCACCGGGCCGGTGCCGCTGTCCTGCGTTAAGTCGAGGAACTGCAGCGTCTCGCTGCTGTCGAGATAGCCGACATAGCCCTCGGATTGCAGCAGGTCACCCATCACTTGGATGAAGCCAGGGCTTAGGTCGAACTCCTCAAGCGAGAACTTGTTGGTGAGCGGGATGGCCGCGCTGTCCAGCTCCAGCGCATCGAGGCACTGCTGGAACACGTAGTCCGCGCTGATCGGCAGCATTGCCTTGAGGAACACCTTGCACGGCACATCGCTGTGCTCGTCTTTGGCGTTGGGATCCTCAACAGGTGGCTTGCGGTTTTCGAGGTAGGTCAGCTTGCAGCCCAGCTGCACCGTGGTGGTGCGGCGGAACGGATCAGCAAAGCTGCTCAGCACCCGCAGCACCCGTGGAATCGTGTAGGTGGTGCCGCCTTTGTCGTAGGTGAAGGTGACCTCAGTGCCGACCACAGGCGTTTGGGTGCCGTTGAGCACCACCTCGCCACGGGTCTTGATTAGGCCGTTGCCCTGCAGGTAGTCATCAGCAAAGCTGCCGCTGATCACGGTGCCGAGGCTGCAGCTGACTTCAGCACGGATGTCGATGGCCATCACTTCACCTCCGCCACTTCAACGCTGACCGTGTAGCGGGTGCTTTTGACGCCGCCGCTGATGATCACCTCAGCGCTGGCACTGGGTGCGCTGATCGGGAAGTAGCTGCCGGTGCTGGGGGTGCTGGCGACGGCGGTTTCGTACCAGCTGCGCACGGCAGTCCAGCCGCTGCTATCGGTGGTGCCCTCAATGCGGCGCACGCGAGTGGCGGTCAAGGCGCCGGAGATGTAGTGCGTGCCGCTGGCAGTCAGCTGCAGCTGGGGTGTGTCCTGATAGGTCTCCATCGGAGAGAGCAGCGTGAGCGTGGCGCTGCCGAGGGTCACGGTGCCCAGGCTTGGGATGGTGGCCTCACTGCGCTGGCGGTTCTTCTCCTCTTGGCGCAGCAGCACAGCTAACGCTTGCGCGGCATCCACCAGCTCGCAGGTGGCCTGGATATAGGGACCGGCTTGATCGCCTGTCGGTGCAGCGGTGAACCAACAGCCGATCCCGCTCCAGCTGATCCCGTTGGCACTGGCGGTCAGGCTGACGGTGGTGCCGACCGTGCCGCTGCTGAGCGTGTCGGCATCGGTGATGCGAGTGTCGCGCCAGGTGTTGTAAACGCTGAGGAGAGATTGCCACTCACTAGCGGTGAGCAGGCCGCTGACGGTCCACTTACGGGCAGTGAGGCCAGCGCTGGTGTCGGTTTCGTCGTAGCCGAATGGCTGGGCGATCAGCTTGCTGGTGCTGAAGGCGCCGATTGAGATGCTCATTGGTAAACCCCCTCGCGGACGACATCACCGGAGGCGTTGCCGCCGGGCACATTGACAAGAACTGTCCAATCCTTCTTGATCAACTCCTGCTGAGCTTTTGTGTTTTCAACGATTGCGGTATTGAGATCGTTTTCGGCTTTCGTAAAGCTTTCCGCAAAGCCAGCAACTTGCAGCAGGCGCTCAGGTGTGCTGATGTCGATGTTTTGGCGAATGACACCTCGTGCAATCAGTGGATCTACAGCAGCTCTCGCTTGCGCAAGTTGCTGACGCTGCAAAGCGGGACTCAAGAACTCAAATCCGCCACGTAACACGGTTTGCACATTGTCTTGTGCAGAGCGGAGCGAATCAGCAGCAGCCTTGGCATTACGAGCCAGACTTGCACCAGCCTCTGCATAAGCCAAGCGCACATTAGCGTTAGCCTTTTCTTGCTCAATAATCAGCTTGTCAACGCTCTCTGCTGTGCGAGTGTTGTTGCGGCCATCACCTACAGGCTTCGCCAACTCACGCTGCAAGCGGAGCTGTGCAATGCGCTCTTGACGCAACTTCTCTTCGATCCCTAGGCGAACTTGTAGACGCACAAGAGCTGTGCCCTCAAGTGTTGCCAAATCACGAGCTGCTGCGATATTGGCCTCGATGCCTTTGATTTCAAGGTTGGCCTCGTCACGCCTTAGCTTGGCATTGAGGGCTTTCTGCTCTTCTTCAGATTGCTTTTTGCTCAAAGCAAGGAGCTTGGCGGCTTCGGCTTCTTGAGCCTTTAATTCTGAGGTTGCATCAACATTCTTGGCACGAAATGCCTCGGCCAGCTCTGGCAGACGGGCCAACGTCCGCTCTAAGCCACGTCCATCTGGAAGAAAACCAGTTGACGTGAGCTTCAAGCCTTCAAGCTTGGCTGCATCAAAGAACAGCGCCCGAGCCTGTTTCGCAGTCAGGTTGTAATCAGTAGCCAGTTGACGTACTGATGCGGCTGCCTCAATGCCAGCGTCTGGCACCAAACCGAGATTGCCAAACAGGCCACCCAAGCCAAGTTTGTTGGCATCAATGCCAATTTTGAGACCATCAAGGGCACCGGTTAGGTTTTTAACTTGCTCAATGATCGTTGGCAGCAGGCTTGTGCCAAACGCGGTTTGAAGTTCATTCCACGCATTGGCCAGCTTCTGGAAGTTCTGCGCTGCTGTTTCCGTGCCGCCTGCACCCGCAGTCAACTCATTAAGACCTTTCGTCAATGCAGGGAAGAACTGGGATGCCGTCAGCTGACCAGTTTCCACAAGCTTGATCAGCTCTTGCTGAGTAATCCCCAAGCCGCGAGCAGTGGCGCCAAAGGCGATGGGCAGCCTTTCACCAAGTTGACCGCGCAGTTCTTCCATCTGCACAGTGCCCTTGGCGGCCACTTGCTGCAATGCCAGCAATGAGCCATTGATCTCGTCGTTACTCAAGCCAAGAGCCTGTGCAGCCTTTGAAACGGCAGCAAAAAGTTGTTCCTGCTCTTGCAGTGGCACGTTTGCCGCCGTAGCAGCAGCGGTAAAGCTACCGAAGCTGCTAGCGAGCGTCTTGAAGCTCAAGCCAAGCTGATCTGATAAGCCTCTGGCAAATGAGAGGGCACGGCCAGCACCCTGCTCCCCCAAGGTGTTGCTGAGCTTGCGCGTAATGGAATCCAGCTCAACTGCAGCGTTAATTGAGCCCCGCAAAAAGCCAGTCAGTGCAGCACCGGCACCTAGACCAGCCAATGCAGTTCCAAGCCCACTGAGATTGGACCCAGCAGAGGTTGCACTTTTGCCTAGGTCTTCAATGCCAGCAGCTTGACGCTGGGCAAGAGAGAGAAAACGGCCAGAAGCTTCACGAGCGCGTCCTTGGGCGTCGATGTAATACTGCAGGCCATTGGCTGCTGTACTGACTGCCTTGCCTGACCGATTCAGTCCTTTTTCAATGTTCTGACCAGTTGTACTGGCTTGACGTTCTGCGGCCTGCAGGCCTGCCTTGAGCTGGGCGTCATCAACGCTAACCGTCAATACAGCAGCGCCCAGACTCTCGGCCACAACTCAGCTTCTTGTTGCTTTTAGGTTGCCTCTCAAACGCGGGAACCTAGGCCATGACAAGTGCTCTCGCTGCGCTCGCCAACGCCACGGCGACCTTCACTGTGCCCACCGTTGGCACCATGACTGATCCCGTTACCGGGAACATTGCACCGGCTACAGAAGCCGTCACCGTCAGCTTGTACCTGCGACAGGCCGGCACCAACAGCTCAGGCTTCCCTGGTGTGGACACCGAAGTAGAGACCTATGAGGGCTATGCCGTCAGCCCCCAAGCCCTCGATGCCCGCATCAAGGCAGGCATCACCGGAACGCTGAACTTTGCTGGTCAAGGTGCCATTGAATGTGAGGTAATCAACGGCCGCTTTCCCTACGGCAGCACCGGCCTGATCGGCAGCACGCTGCAGCAGGTGCTGGGTGACAAGATCCGCTTGGCCCGCTACGTGCAGGGCTAATGGCAGTTCAAGTTAAGGCGACGTTCAACCTGACCGGTTGGAATGCCAATCAACTGAAGCTGCGGGTGCCGCAGATCCTCGGCACCTACCAGACAGTGCTGGACAAGCAGCTCAAAGCTGAGATCCAATCACCGCAGTTCAGCTGGCCTCGGGAAACCAAACGCCGCAATAGCGCCACTGTCAGCAGCCCCCGCGACATCGTGGACCTTGGCGGCTTCCTGCGCTCCCAGCGCCGCAACTTTGATGGTCGCACCACGATCACCTTTACGTGGGATGCCAAGAGCAAAGGCGGGTTTGCCTATGCCCCGCTGATCCTCACCGGCTACACCACAAGCAAAGGCACGCTGGTGCCAGGGCGCAACTGGATCAAGCCGGCGCTAGAGAATGCCCCGCTCGATACCTACTTCGCGGATCAGTGGCGCAAGCTGAGCGGCATGAGCCTCTAACAAAAAGCGGTGAGCCGTAGCCCACCGCCTGTGATCCCTTTGCTCGCTCTCTAGTTAGCCTCAGGTGTTCGTCTCAGCCACCCAAGACGGGGCGCCATAACCGGTCAAGGTGAACGAAACACTGGCCACGTTGCCAGCCTGGATGTCTTCGGAGAAGTCGGTCACGAAGGCCACGCCGCTGTTGTACTCAGGGCTGCCGGTGGAACTCATCTCAGGCGATTCACGGAACCACTCCACAGTCACGCCAGTGGCCGCATCCAAAGCTGCTTGACGCAAGATCTTGTAGCCCGCGTCATTGAGATTGAGGTTCATGGTGCAGGGGATGGTGTAACTCTGCCCTGTCACCAAGCTTGCGCTGTAGCCCTGAGTGGAGCCGTAGTCCAGCACGTCAGTGGTGGAGCTACTGCCCTGGATTCCTGCGTTGGTCAGACTGAGGATCTCAGTCATGCCCGTAGAAGCGGTTGGATTTGTGGAGGCCGTGGTGCCAGCCTTCACATAGAAGCGATACCCAAGGGCCGCGAAGAAGGCACCGGTGGCCATGATCGTTCCTGTGGCTTGTAGCCCTAACTTGCCGCTAAACGATCTTCTTCAGCTTCCAGCACCTCCCACGGTGTGGGTCGAGGGCAAACGTGCAGATCAAAGCCTTTCACGTCATGAGCGACGCCTGCGGTGGCCAGCAGCGCATCCTTCAGCTCGGTCTTCGTGCAGCTCAGCTCCTTGCACACTGCTAGCGAGGTCCAGCCGAGTGCCATCAGCTTCCTAGCGCTATTGCCCAAGAGACGCGCTTTATGCGTGGCCTTGATTGTCCAGTTGCTGCCGCGCAGGAAGTGCAGGCACTCGCCTTGGGCAAACGTCCAAAAGATGGTGCTGAGCTTCCCGCGTTCCGGGTCATGGGCACGGCACGCCTTGAGAAAGGCGATGTCCACGCAGGAGAAGATGTCTTCGGTGGCCATGCAGTGCCGATACTTGCGGCACAGCTTCCCGCCGAACATGCGGATCAGGCCAATGTTCTCGGCATACATCCGACCAAAGCGCCGCTGCTCTTCTCTGGTGAACGGCTTGGCGAGATGATGCTCAACGCGCTTTTTCTCCGGTTCAGCCGGAGTGCTGAAGAATGAAAGTTGGCCTTCAGCGATGCGCATACATGCAGTCTAACTTCGCAAGACTTGGACAGCCCCAACAGAAGATGATGCCTTGCTTAAGCACAGGCAACCGAGCACCTGCTTGAGGTGTGGCACGACGTTCAAAGCGTTCTTGCTTTCGGCTTGCTGCACGCTGTTGAACTCCACATCAATCACATCAACGCGGGCACGCTTGAGGTTGGCATTGGGGATGCCAGGGATCAGCTCAGTGCTGCCAGCGCCTGCAACGGTCAGCAGAGTGCTGTCACCCAGCAGAGCCTCAGCCAGATCAAAGGTGGCCTGCTTGATCGGCTGCGGGATCTCACTGGTGGTGAAGCTCCAATCACCGCAGGCTGCATCACTCCGGGGCCAGGCCAGCGCTTGGGTGGTGGAGGCCTTCTCGCCGATGTAGCGCAGCTCATCGAGGTAGCGGGTTGCCATGATCAGCGCCCGCCCTTTGTTGTCGGTGCTGGCTGAAGTCCAATTCAGAGTGCCGAGGTAGAGATTGGCGAGATCATCACCAGTGGCCACGCTGATGTAGCTATTGGCCGAAGCCGAGCCGACAGTGGCAACAACAGTGACGGTCATAGCAACGCACCCTTAGCACTAACTTGCCTTTGGAGCAGCCCACTGCTTCACGGCCTTATCGAAGCTGATCTCACCGTCTACGAGGCGCTGGCCCAGCTTCTTGCCAAAGATCGCTTGAGCGGTCTGAGGATTGTCTTTCACCCACTGCTTCGCGGCCACCTTGAAGTCGAGCGGTTGCTCTGGGCCATCACCATCGGCGAGGCGACGGGGTGCCACAGGGTTGCCGTTGGGATCACGCATATCCTCGTTGCGCCATTTCCACGGCACAAGGCTGCAGCGGCACTGCAAATGCGGCGAAACCTTCTGGTAGTCCGGCGGGAAGCGCTTACCGTCCAGCTTCAGGCAGATCGGGCAGACCTGGCTGTCCAGCAGGGCGGTCCACACCAGGCCCTCGGCATCCAGCCAGTCCGGGTCAGCTTCGTATTGGTAGATCGCCTGTTGTGCTGCGCTGCCCACCTCGTTGACGGCAGTGCGCACGATGGCTTGGACGTTGTTCTCAGTGACGCGCACAACGGCGTTCTGATAGGTGGCAAACGTCTCACCGCCGATGTCCGATAGGCCGAGGCGGATGAAGCGCTCCACGCGATCCGCGACGGTGGCTGGCAGAGCTTGGGTGAGCTGCGTGCTGAGGGTTTTGCCGCCCACGACGGCATCGTTCACGAGGCGCTGCACCTGCACCTGGCTGAGCTGACCGGCACCTTCTGCCGTGAGGTTCCCACCGGCCATGGAGACCAGCCGCCGCGCATAGTCCAGCTGCTGCTCTACAAACGGGGCCAAGGCATCCTGCAAGGCCGCCAGCTGCGGCACGCCGAAAGAGTCCTGCACGCTTTTGGCCACCGCAGTGGTGATCGCTGCAATGGTGCGCTCACGGTTGACGCCAACCGCCAGCACACCAGAGCTACCCACGACTCTCTCCACGGCAGCCAAGGTGCTGCGCAGGTCGCGCAACGCCTGACGGATCAGGCGATCTTCCAGCTTGCGCTGCCGCAACGCATTGCGGAGGAACACCTCGATCTGCTGGGAGAGATCAGCCACGGCCTTGGCCCCTTAGCTTCTTGCGTCCATGGTTAGGGCGACTGCGTTTGCCCTGCCCTTGGCGCGTGCGCTTGGGCGGAGACTGAAAAAGGCGAGCACTACTGCCCGCCTTTGCTTTGGTCGCCATCAGAGCTTGTAGGCCACGACCTTGCCGCTGGTGAGCGTCACTGAAGTGAACAGCCCATCAATGGCACCACCGGCCGGAATCGACACAGCGGAGAAGGTGTTGCCGGAAGCGTTCTGCACCGTGGCCGTGTTGATCACGGTGGCTTCGAGGGCATAGAGGCGGAAGAACCGCCCGGTGTGAGCGCTGGTGTCAGTGATCAGCTCAAAGCCAACCTGACCAGCACCACCAACCTGTTCAGTGGAAGGGAAGACGGCCATCAGGATTCCTCCTCAGCCTTCTTGCGACCACGCTTGGGTGTTTCGGCTTGAGGCACCGGGGCCTCACAGACTGCTGGCTCGGAAGGAACAGAGGCTGCCGGAGCAGCCTCCTCTTCTTCACGACGGGCCAGGTTGAAACCTGTTAATCCCATCGTTCAACCTCAGTCGAAGTTGGAAGTAACGGTGCCGCGAACGATACCGATGTTCTTGGTCTCGTACACCTTGGTCCAGTTGGTGATGGTGGCGAGAGTGGCCTGGCTGGGGTTGGCACCGCCGGCAGTTTGATACTGCGAACCCATGGGGTGGTAGCAGTTGTGCCAGGACACGGCCATGTAGTCGGCCAGCGCGAGGATGTCGCGGTCCACTTCAGTCTTGAGGCCCTGGACTTCACCAGAACCGACTGCGCCCGGAGTGAAGAAATAAGTTGCATATTTCTTCGAGGAGCCAGAACCAGAAGTCTGCACATCGTCGGAGACGATCACGCGCATACCCATGAAGAAGGGCACGCTGGCATCAGCGGTGAACGCAGCAGCCACAGAACCACCGAACACATCGGGGGTAGCAGCGTTAGAAGCAGCAGCGGTAGCGCGAGCTTCAGCAGCGGTCACGTAATCAATGGCGCGGCGCTCCACGAGGTCGTAGTAGACAGCGGAGTGCATGCAGATGGCGGAGAGCTTGTCGCCCTGATCGCCCAGCAGTGCGCGAGCCTTGGCCACGTGACGGGCGGTGAGGGGGGTTTCACCCGAACCACCAGCGTCAAAGGTCAGGTCGATGAAGGCAGCACCGGTGTTAGCGGAACCCACAGCACCGAACACACCCGCGAGGGTGGCCAGCAGATCCTTCTGCTGCTGATAGGCGATGTAGGACGCCACTTTGTTGCCGATGGCCTGCATGGGGTCATCACCGGAAGCCAGCTTCGCCAGCTCACGCACACCCCAGGCACGGCCGCGATGCAGGAACACACCGCGCTGCTTGTCGGCGGTGATAGCGCCAGGAGTAAGGCTGCCGGAGTCGCTCAGGACTTCAGCATCGCCGCTCAGGTTGGCATCCCAGAAGGGCACATTCACGTAGTCGCCACCGTCACCACCGTTGAGGGCAGCGAGGGGCTGAACAACGCCAGAAGCGATGAAAGCGTTTTGAAGGGTAGTGGCCTCTTCGAGATAGGGGGTAAAAATCTCGGGGATGACCACATCAGACCGCACGGTGGCAGCCATGGTGTTCTCCAGGTTGGGGGTTTACAAAGGCGGCCAACAGCCATTCAGGGCGCCAACAGCTACCCGTTACCTGTAAGTATTCCGCTGCGTGTTACTTACCAGCAGCGGCTCTGAGGCGTGCGTACAACTCAGGATCGGTCTTGTAGATGCGAGCCTGTTCGGTGAGGTTGTAGTGCTCCCGACTAAAGGGGTTCTTGCTGCCAGCTGGTAGTTCACCACCGCCACCACTGCGGCCAACGGGTGCGCCGGTGCCTTGGGGTTTGGGTGCCTTGAGGCGGTATTGCGGCAGGCTGCTGCGTGCCCAGTCGTTGATGGGCGTGCGCTGATAGCCATCCACCACCACGACGGTGCCATCAGCCTCGCGTTCGATCTGCTCCGGCTTGAGCTTGAGGCGAATCACCTCATCGGGGTCATGCACCGTGTCCGCCAGTGCAGCGACAGCAGGGCCGATCAGCTTCAGCTCGCGGTTTTCCGCTTCCAAGGCTTCCAGCCGTTGCTGCAGTTGTGATTCGCGCTCACGGAACTGCGCTTCAAGGGCTTGGCGGGCTTCGGCGTATTTGCCCTGTTGCTCCAGCTGCGCCTGCTCGTGTTCCTGCTTGAACTTGATCAGCCCATCAACGTCCACACCATCCGGCACTGCCCGCAGCTTGTCTTTGGCCTGGCCGAGTTGGCGCTCCAGCTTTTGGTTGTGCTGGATCAGGGACTCAATCTTCGACTGCAGCGCAGAAGCATCAACCGAGGATTGGCTCGGTGACTCTTGCTGATCGAGATCGTCAGACAAAACAGCAACAAACGATGTATCGCTGAAAGTATAACTAGCGCTCGCTAGCGGTTCAATTCAGCTGCTGAAGGTTGGCATCAAGCTGTGCGGCTTGTGCGTCAAGGCGCTGTGCTTGCTGGGCTTGCGTGGCTTCGATCTCGCCATCGACGTTGAAGTCGTCGTAAAGCCACTCACCATCAGCGAGCTGGATCAGCAGCGTTTCTTGGGTGATGTCGCCGTTCATGCGCAGCTTGATCAGCTCAGCGACGTGGGCGGGCTCCAGCATGCGAGCCACGAAGTCGTTGTTCACCATGCTGCTGCCGGAGGTGGGCAGGTTCAGGTAGGCGGCGTGGAATTGCAGGCAGCTGTCGATCAGGTTCTGTAGGCCGATGGCGACCGCTTGCAGGGCAGCATCACCTTGGCTGCGTTCAATGGCCTTGGCTTCGGCAGCCTGGTTGGTCATGTTCTGACCTAAGACTGCTGCAAGGCCCAGTTCCGCGATCTGCTTCTCGATGCGGTCCAGCTCAGTGAAGCGGGCTTGATAGCTGGTGCCAGTGGGTTCAGTGAACTCAGCGCGGGCATCCACCGGGAAGGCCATGGCCGAATTGGGGCCAGCCTCTAGCTCATCCACTTCAGCCGGTACGCCGAAGAGGTTGTAACGGGGGACTGCGGCGACGTGGAGGATGTTGGCCTGATCGGATTCGCAGCGGTAGGCCTTGAGGTTCAACCAGGCGACTTCCTCTAGAGGCGGAGTGGATTCGAGGATGCCGGTGCGGTTGGCGTATGCCACGGCAAAGGGAATCTGATCGAGGGTGGTGGTGCCTTCGGAGATCAGCTCCCAGTCGCGGTTCTTGGATGCCTGCTTGCGGTAGAGACGGAAGCGGCCAATTTCCAGCACGCGGACCTGCTCCACCATTTCCTCGCCGAACTCGCCGTAAGGCACGACCACCTGCTCGCGCAGGCGCAACTGCGTCAGCTGCTGGCTGCCGTTCACCACATCAGTGCGCCAACCGAGAATGTCGCGGGGCGTGTAGCTGACCCAGTAGGGGCGGCTGAAGTCTGTGACTGGGGTGTCATCACCCTCGTCACCACGGGGGAAGTCCACCAGCACACCAACGTGGCCGTAGCGGATGCACTTCCGCGCCAGATCCTGCAGGTAGACGTTGAGATCGGCACCACTCAGATCCACGTCGTACAGATGCTCCTGGATCACGTCAGGCACGTTGTCCAGCCGCACCGGCTTGCGGGTGAGCATGCCGGCCAGCATCTGCTCTAGGCGCAGCGTGTAGGGCGGGCAGACCGAGCGGGCCAAGCGTGCCTTATAGCTCTCGTCGTCTTCTTTGGGTTCTTGCGGCA